GAAAGATGAAATGTAATTCGATGGCCGTTACTGCCTTCCGCCGAAGCCTCATCTTCGTTTATCTTCGTGAAAGTGACCGAGCCGCACGGGCCTACGCGAAACTGTTTACCGATTGGCACATAGGCGAATCGCTTGAACGTGCGCACACCCAAACCGTTGCAAACAGTAGCATGGATGGGAGCGTGGTTACTTTGAAGGGTCATTTTCGTTTCCTTTCCTCATTTGGTGGTGCGTGAGTCCAGACCTGGATGCTAGAGTGCTTCTGCTTTGTCCCCGATTGTTCCGATCAGTGTTTCAACCTCGCAGACGGTAGCATCCGCCGTACTCTCTGAGTTGATACCTTTGCGTTTGCGGAGAGTGGCCACATGTTCGATGAGTCCGTCAAGGACGTATCCCCATTGCTCGCGCGTCAAGAACAACTCAAATCCTCGTAGATTCATTTTCCTGCCTTCCTGCTGCTGCGTTCCAAGCTCATCGTATGGGATGCTTCCTGCGTTTGTGTGCGCAACATTCGTCATGCTCACCTTTTCCATCACCCTCGTCTTGATTGGAATGGCTCCGAAGATGTTGGGCTGCTCAGTGATTCCACGCGAGAGAAGAACATCGGCGCATTCATTGAATGCAACCCTCGCATTATGGCCGAACATGCTGTCAAAAGACGCTTTGCGAAGATCGCCCAACTCCCGTAACAGTTGCGTGTCGCTCATTTTCTCGTATGTCATCTCTTCACCTCATGCAACAAAACCAGATTAGTGCGGGCTTGCGTACCCGCGTTGGAGGATTACCAATCCTCACGATCCGCTTACCGTTGGATCGGCGCGGCGGAGCTTATAGGATGATGTGGCCAGTGCGGATAACGCGGGTCGGCAAACCGTCCTTAATCTCGTGCCGTACCTTGTCCTCGTTGGTCACATAATTGTCGTTGTACATCTCGTCAGGGAGGCCGGTGATGCCCAGTGTGTCGAGTTGCTCATTGGTGACCAACTCACGCCGTCCGCTAACTCCGCCCTGCTCGATCATCCCGTAGCAGGTATTGGTGGTCTCAACGATCCATCCCTTTGCGCTGATTGTGATTGTCATTTTGTAGCTCCAATGAGGCTGGTTGCCTCTGTATGTCCTCTGCAACAAAACCAGATTAGTAGCAACCTTGCGCAATGTCAAGCTATATTATGATATATACAAGTAGTATACAGTTACCAAAGAGTAAACAGTGCGCTATCCCGTTGATACTGAGTCCAGACCTGGACTTGCGCTTAGAGTACAATTCAGCAATGGCAGGCGGACGCCCAATTGAACCCGTACCCCAGGACATCGCAGAGCAGGTGGTGGTGTGGCTTGCATCGGGCAAGACCCTGCGCGACTTCTGCCGATTGCCGGGGATGCCCCACTATTCAACAATTTACGATTGGTTGGACAAGGATGATGAGTTCACCCAACGCTTCGCACGCGCGAGGGCAACAGGGGAAGACGTTATTTCGCAGGAATGCCTATCAATCGCAGACGATGATACGAGAGACGTTAGCGGCGAGCTTGAGATCCCTAACGGGGTAGCAGTCCAGCGCGATAAGCTGCGGATTGATACGCGTTTGAAGCTGCTGGCGAAGTGGAGTCCTAAGAAGTGGGGTGACAAGGTACAGACAGAGATCAGCGGGCCGGCCGGTGGGCCTCTTGAGGTTAGTTTGGCTGCAAGCATCTCGCAGGCCCGCAAGCGCGTGGGGATTGAGTGAGTGTACTATTAGTGCATGAGCGTACTAATGGTGCAAGCGTGGCGTTGCGATAGATGTGGGCATGTATGGCTGGCCGACTCCAAGCCTAAGAGATGCGCGAAATGTAAGAAGATCACTTGGGATAAAGATGGGGCGGTAGCTCAGATGGCAGAGCCGTCGGTCGTGGTTGCGAAATCCGATGTGAGGGTTGGTTCGATTCCAGCCCGCTCCACCAAACCTGCGTACTACGTTCCCGCAAGGTTCCGTAAATGAGTGAGCAACTTCTACGCACGGACATAGGGCGATTCTGCCGCGACCCGCTCGGCTACGCGATGTATGCTTTTCCGTGGCAAGAGCAGGGCGAGCTTGCCGACTCATCCGGCCCGCGCCAGTGGCAGCGTGACGTGCTGGCGGAGATTGGCGCACACCTTCAGTCTGATTCCTGGGCAACGCCCTTGCAGCTAGCGATTGCGTCTGGGCATGGCATCGGCAAGACTGCGTTGATAGCGATGGTGTGTAAATGGGCGGTAGACACCTGCGAGGATTGCCGCGTGGTGGTCACGGCTAACACAGAGAGCCAGTTGCAGACTAAGACCTGGCCGGAGGTTTGCAAGTGGTTCGGGATGTCGATAACGACGCACTGGTTCAACGTGGGAGCGACGACGATCAGCGTCAAAGACAAAGAGCATGAACGGCTGTGGCGGATCGACCGCATTGCGTGGTCTGAGAACAACACGGAAGCATTCGCGGGGCTGCACAACAGGGGCAAGCGCATCTTGGTCGTATACGATGAGGCCTCGGCCATCTCGGACAAGATATGGGAGGTCACAGAGGGCGCACTGACTGACGAGAACACTGAAATCATTTGGCTGGCGTTCGGCAATCCTACTAAGAACACGGGGCGATTCAGGGAATGCTTTGGACGATACAAGCATCGCTGGGAGACACGGCATATTGATTCACGGGGAATCGAAGGCACGAACAAAGAACAGTTAGACAAATGGGTTGCAGATTATGGCGAAGACTCTGATTTTGTTAGGGTTAGAGTCAAGGGAGAGTTCCCGCGCGCTGGGGGGAATCAGTTTATCCCCGCTGATATTGTGTCTGTGGCCCGCAAGCGTATGTTGCCGGTTGAGACTTATGAGCGGATGCCAAAGATCATCTCGTGTGATGTGGCGCGGTTTGGGGATGACAGAACGATCATCGGGCTGCGCCAGGGGTTGCGATGGCAGACTCTCGCTAAGTTGCGCGGCCAGGATGCAGTCAACGTGGCTGGTCACATCCAAGAGCAGATCGTGTTACACAAGGCTCGCATGGTGGTGATTGACGGCGACGGAAACGGTGGGCCTGTCGTGGACATCCTGCGAAAGAACATGGTCGAGTGGGTAAAGCAACCCGAACACCGACTTGTGGAGTTTCATGGAGGCGCAAGACCTGCCGACCCTGATATGTATTTCAATCGCAGGGCTGAGGTTTGGGGATTGATGAAGGGATGGCTGAATGGCGGAGGGGATATTCCCGACGACCCTGAGCTTGAGATGGATTTGACAACGCCGGAGTACGGATTCAGCGGCAAGAATCAGATTCAGCTTGAGAAGAAGGATGATATGAAGAAGCGCGGGATGTCGTCACCGGACGATGGAGACTGTTTGGCAATGTCGTTCGCGTTCAATGCCCCGGCGAAGACGCATCGTGAGAAGGTTGAGGAAGAATTGGCAGCGACTCCCGATCCGATGGCGAACTACCTGATACAATTACGGGAGCACGCAAGGCAGGAGAAGCAGGCTGACGGAGGGGAGTGGTGGAAATGATCCAACGCTGGAAGGCTGAGTTCCGCATGTGGCTGGTAGACTTGGTACGCGATGCCGTGCGAATCGAGTTGCTGGAATACACCTACGTCAGAACCAATCCGCCTGTAGCCGTGAAGCCAAAACCTCCAGTTGTGCCAGCCGTGACCGAGCCATCGTTTGAACAGATGCAGGCACAGGCAATCGAAGCACAAACGAAGTTCTACGCGCCAAAAGAATAGCGTGGTACGATAATCCCGATGGCCACTGAATCAACAGACGAGACGGAAGAAGTAGGCGAAGCGGTAGAACTCAAGCCGATGGACACGTCCAAGCTCAACCTGGGGATGTATGCTCCGTTTGAGATGTCGCCAGAGGATATGTATGGCCCCGATGAACTGGGAGTCGATACTGTCACAGCGATACGCGAGATGATTGACGGCGCGGGAAAGTATGAGGACGCTGCCCGCATCTGGGAAGTGATACAAGCGGCTGAGGCGCGGCTGTTTGACCGTGGATACCAGTGGCTTACGAACGCGAAGTCTGGCGGATCGTGGGTGATTGCCGGGACGGGTGGCAATGCAGGACTGGGTGCAGGGGCAGTCACACAGCAAGATCGTGGGCGCATGTGGTCAATCAACATTTATGGCGCACGAAAGGACAAGATCGTCTCTGCGCTGACGGTGAAAGACCCTGAGCCTGAATTCTTCCCAAAGTTACCTGAGTCTGCGATTGACCAGCAATACGCTGAGGAAGCAGAACAGTATAAGCACCTATGGAAGCAGGCGACGAACGTCCGCAAGGTGTGTGTGAAGGTGGGGGGACTGTTCTACACCGATGATCGCGTTGCTCTGATTACCGAGACGATTGCCGATGCGCAGCGGTTCGACATGGACGGCAATAAGCCGGGGATGCAGGAGGTTACACGGGCATACGGGAAGCTGGAGTTTCGCGTCCCGATGTCGATTGACGAGGATGAGCCGTTGCCGTGGTGTGAGCGCGAGCGCGAGATTGATCAGGCAACGTCGAAAGAGAAGTATCCGTGGATTGCCAGCAAGATTTCAGGAGGTGCTGGAAATCATGGGCAGATTTCGCGCACTTGCCGACTGACGGTTCGGAATGCCGTGCAGAACCAGACGGGATTCACGTCGAATGCGACTGACCGGGCGGTGACAGAGGTTACATGGTGGATCAGACCGTCGCAGTACCGAGATATTGTCGATGAGGGATTGCGTAAGCAGTTCCGGTCGATGTTCCCCGATGGGATGAGGATTGTTTTCTGCGGTGGGGAGTTTGCCTACTGCCGCAACGAGAAGATGGACGACTGCGTGATTATCCTGTACTCACGTGAGGGTACTGGGCAGAACCGGCGAGCAATTGGCACAAACAACCTGACCACGCAAAAGGTTTTGAACTACGATTTCAACCTGTTCAATCGCTACATGACGGCTTGTGTTCCGCGCAAGATGCACGACGCTGAGAAGATTAGTTCCGAGGCGATTACCCAGCAGAGAAACGACCCCGCATACTCGATGCCGGTCACGCGCGATGCCGGGGAAGACATCTCAAGCTATACGGGGATCGAGCAAGTTCCTACTCCTCCCGCGCAGCTTGCCGACTTCATTCAGCAGATGATTGACGGGCTACCTGAAGCACTAGATGGCGCGAGTCCTTCTATGTTTGGGCAAGATACCAACACAGACACTGTAGGCGGCATCACAATCCAGCGCGACCAGGCTTTGCAGGTGTTTGGAACTCCCTACAACGCGATGACGTGGGGAATCGCAATCTCATGCGGCAACGCGGCGAAGTGGGCTGGCAAGAACCGGCAAGGGAAAGCATCTGGTATGGTTCCGGGAGTTGGGCGCATCTCGGTTGACTTCTCGAAGATGGCAAACGGGGATGCGTATTGTTTCCCAGAGGCGGACAGCGGATTCCCTGAGTCTGAGGCTGAGAAGGAATCGCGGTTAATGGATGCGGTAGAGAACTCGGCGAATGTTCCCGTTCTGGCGCAAAGCCTCAACGACCCGATGAACTTCGAGGCATTGAACCGGGTGACGAAGCGGTTTGGCATCCTGATTTCTGGCACTGATTCGGTTCGCAAGCAGCAGGAAGAGTTTGAGGTTATTCTCAAGGCTGTCCCGAACCCGAATCCCGCACTCGCACAAGCGCAGATGGCTCTACAGCAGTCTCAAATACACGCGGCGACCGATCCGCAAGCCCAGGCAGAGTCGCAGTCACCTGAAGGCCAACAGGCGATGCAGCAGGTACAGCAGGCCGTGGGTCAGATTCCCCCAACGGTTTGCTCTGTTCCGGTTGAGCAGGATGCCAGTGTTAACCATGCAATCGAAGCTGCAACCTGCTTCAACAAGATCAATTCGCCGGAAGGCCAGAAACTCAAGCGCGAGAAGCCTCTCATCTTCCAGAACCTGATGCTGCATTGGCAGGGTCATACGCAGATGGCCCAGAAGTTGTCCGCGCCGCCTCCGATGCCAGAAGTGAAGCCGGGTGTGACGATGGCCGTTGACAAGCTCGGACCGGTTGCTCAGGTTGCAGTGCTGGCAAAGGAATACGGCATCACAGTAGCGCCAGAGGACGTGCAGCCTACGCCAGATGTGCATGAGATCGTGCAGGAAAAGGAAGGCGTTGATGGGCAGGGTGTTCCGACGAAACAGAAACTCTCGTATTCAGGAAAGGCGTTGGAATGAGCATTAGAAAGATGGCGATTCAGATTTACACAAACAAATTGAACGCTGAGGCGAATGCTAAACTTCCTATTCGCCTACGCAGAAAGTTAGGGTTGCGATGAGTGCAATGAATGGCAAGAGCGTAGGCGGAGTGGTAGCGGATGCGATGACGAAGAAGCCCAAGACGAAGACAGTCAATTTGGGCGCAAAAGGATCGTTTACTGAGCATCCCGGCGCATTGCATCGCGCGTTGGGTATTCCGCAAGGCGAGAAGATACCTGCGAAGGACTTGCAGGGACACCACAGCGGACGGCTGGGTAGAATGATAGCCAGCGCAAAAGGTTTCAAGGCAATGTCACACAGTAAATAGACCACGGAGACTTGACCAATGGCAGATGAAGCCGCAGTAATCGACCAAACGACCGAAAGCGACCAGGATTTATCCACCGCTGCTGAAACGCAAGAACTCGACCAAGCGGAATCTCAGACCGAGAACCAAGAGAGTACACAGCAGACCGAAGCCGACAAGGTTGACGGTCGCCGGTTCAATCCTGAGTGGTCGAAGGCGCTCAAGGAACTCCGCGAACTCTACCCCGACAAAGCCGACATGCTTACGAAGATGCGGGACAACTACGCCCGGTATCAGGCGTTGCAGGAGGTCGCGCCGAAGGGTTTGGAGGATGTACGGGCATGGAAGTCTACGCTGGACGCTCTGGGCGGCTCTGAGGCTGCGGCTGACCTCATGCAGCGCGTGGCAGACGTTGAGCAAGTGGACGCCAAGATCGAGGCTGGAGACTACTCCGTGATTGCGGAACTTCCTGAGTCGATGCAGAAGGGCTTTTACCAGATGTTGCCCGACGCGCTGGCGGAGTTGAGCACGAAAGACCCACAAGCGTTTGACGCCGCAGTTGCTCCGCATTTTCGGGCTGCGTTGATTGGAACAGGCATCGAAGCGATGCTAAAAGAACAATGGAGTGCTACTGAAGACCCGGCAGCTAAGGGTGCGATTAATGCCCTTTGGAACTGGTACCAAAAGGCAGTGCAAGGTGGCGCGGCAATCCCCCCAGGCCAGAAGACGGCCAGCCCAGAAGTGCAGAGGCTTCAGGCGGAATTGAACTCGCGCCGGGAGGCTGACGATCAGTCATTCATCGGCGGAATCGCTGAGAAGACAAACCAGTACGCCACGGAATCATTCGCCAAGAACGCGGAAGTGTACCTGAAGCAACTCAACCTTACCGATGCGCAGAAGTCCGACCTTGCGGAATCGTTCAACGTGAAGCTGGTCGATAAGCTCGCTGCGGACACAGCGTTCCAGAAGCAGCTTGCCGCGTATAAGTCCCTGAAGAATCGCAATCCAGAGACGGTCAATTCCTACATCCGGTCGAAGATTGACGAGAGCGCGAAGGCGATCATCGACGGCCTGGTGACGGCGCGGTACGGCGGTATGCGTAAGGCCAAGCCTGTTGCTACGGCTGGAACGTCCACGACGGACGCTGGCGCGGTGCGCGTGGCGAAGACCCCCGATCAGTCCGAATGGGACATGGCGAAAATGGACGCGGTTGGGTACGAGCAGACGGCCAAAATTGGCAAGTTCTTTTTGAAGGGTGGCAGAACAGTGCAGGTTGTGCGCCCCGCATAGGAGTAATGGATGCCTTATAAATCGCAGGCTCAAGAGCGTTATTTCAACGCAAATCGAGGGAAACTGGAAGCGCAGGGAGTCAACGTCGATGAATGGAACGCTGCATCGAAAGGCGACAAACTGCCCGCGAAGAAAAGCGGCCCTGTAGGAGATTTTGTACGGAAACATCTGACCAAGAAGTAGACTGTGCTATATTGTTTGCAGTATCCGAGTGCCTCCTGAAGCAAAACGGATTGACCCCCGAATTGCCAGCGGTGTGAAATATAACGCCTCTCGGTTGAATGATGTGTTGACCCGCATCCCGCGTTGCGATAAGCGCGAAATTCAATCAAGAGGACAAATATCATGGCAGGCGCACTTTCGGAAACAGCGGTAGAAGGCGTAGAGGTCGAAGTCTGGGCCGATAACGAGTTGAAGAATTACCAGCCCTTCTTCAACGGTCTATACAACAAGCTCATCAAGAACGGTGCCAAGAAAGTTCCAGTGGGGTTCAATACCTCTTCTGGGACGATCACTCGCGGCGCGTTCCGTGCGGGATTCCGTGCGCAGGGCGGCGGCAACTTCACCGCAATGGCGCTTTCAACTCCGGGCAGTGTGCCCCCGATTCCGCGTGGCTCTGCATCGGCTTACGATTCGTTCGTCGCAACCCCCTTCCAGTACCTCGGAGTGACCGAGATCGCGTCGGATGCGATTGCGGCCGTGGCTGGTGGGCGCGGCAAGATCAAACTGCCTTCGAGCGAGATGGAGTATTCGTCCGACTCGTTTATGAACGACATGGAAGGCTTGATCTACGGCGATGCTTCGGGCACTATCGACACCATCCCTTCGACCGGCACGGTCAACAGCGCGACGGGCGGCGGTACGATTGGCACCGCAACGTATTCCAGCATCGTCGGCATCAACGCTGCGCTGTTCACTGACCAGATGGTTGTGCAGGTCTTCCCGGCAGTCGGCGGGGGTGCGCGTGGTTCATTCACCATCAGCTTCACCGACCCGGTTGCTGGCATCATCTACTCGACTGCTGCCCTTCCGGGGGGAACCACCACAGGCGACATTCTGGTTGTCCAGGGTGGCACCGGAGCGGCTGGTTCTGGGGTCTATGGGGTGAAGTACTGGTATCGCAACGGAAACTCAGGGACGCTGGCTGGAATCACGAAGGCCAACTACCCTGGTCGCCTATCGACCCCAACACTCAACGCGAATGGGCAATCTCTGCCGCCTTCCCTGGCTGCGAAGATCGAAGCTATCCGCATGAGGGCACAGGGCGACAAGAACTACCTCCAGAACGACAAGGGGGCATTCTGGTACGTCAACCCGGCCCAGGGAGCGCAGTTCGCCAGCGACTTCTACAACAAGTACACGCCGACGTATGACCTGAGCGGTAAGGGCGCAGTGCCCGATCTGGCGAAGGGAATGCAGAAGACGTTCCTTGGCGAAGACTGTCTCTGGTCTACCACTTGCGACATGACCCGCGCCGACCGCGTTCGACCGAAGGATTTCATCATCGGCGAGGCGTTCCCGATGCGACTCAAGGACTTCGGTGAGGGCATGACCATCGTTCCGGTTCCGGCGCAGGCTGGCGGATACGGCACGGGTTGGACTTACCTCAACTCCAAGATGTTCGCATGGGAGCAGGCGTTGAACATGATCTGCACCGATCCGAAGGGTGGATTCTATCTCAGCAGCCTCCCGACTGTCTCTCTCACCTCCGTCTAAACAACTGGCCAGCCGGGAGCCATAATCCCGGCGATTCATAAGGAGTGACCGTCCTTGAAAGTCAGCCCAGAAGTAGAAAAAGCCCTCACGCAATCCGGTGGCCGGAACTTTTACGGCAAGCCAAACTATCGCTTCGCATGGAGCGGCCAAGAAACCCAACTCATCTCCAACGGGAAAAGTTACGAGCATTTCCGTGTCTGTGCAGAGGATTGCTGGCTGCTGATGAAGTGGGAAGGCCCGGAGTTCTGGGGGAGCGAAGAAGAGTGGAACGCGAACAATATTGAACTCCCCAGCGGTCTGTATACGGCAGGCCCTTATCCGCGTCAAGGCCGTTATCGAGTGGTGCGGACGCTGAAGAAGGCGGTTATCAAGGGTGATGTGATGGAGTTTGAGTATCCCGCTCCCGACCTTGCCTTCGTCCGCGAGATGTTCCCTTTGATACGCGACTTTCTGGACTTGACGACAGAGGAGAAATCCAAACTTCTATTTACGCGAGAAGAAGAAGCAAAAGCAAAACTCGCGCATGACTTTGGGGCAAGCCGTGAGAACTATCGCGGGATTGCCACGGCAAAACAGGTTCAAGACAGGACGGAAGCAATCGAACGCTTCTTACATGATCCGGTACGAGTAAAACAAGCCTTAGAATTGACCAAAAGGAGACCAATCTAATGTCGTCACCCTCTGTTTACCATTCGGATATTTCGATGGGAATGTCTCGCGGCAACAACGTAGGCGAGTACGCTTTTGACCGCAACATGAGCCGAAACCCTGAGAACGTCGTCACAATCTTCACCGTCAACACCCGCGAGCAGTTTTCAGTGAGCGGCGGAGTCAAGTTCGCAGGGCGCGACCCGAAAGAGCGATTTCGCAAGGTTGCCAGCTTCAATGACCCGAAATACTACACCGATAATCTGGCCGTGGAAGGGTCGAAAGACCAACGCAGGACGACAGCGGACGATGGCAAGTGGGTTGCGATGGACTGGCTGAACCCGCAAAATACGTTTTCGCTGGATCAGGATTATGTTGTGCCGAACATGATGGAAGACGGGACGAATCTCTTGTCAAGAGGTTTATTTTTCATCGTTCGCCCATTCGACGCCAAGAACGGGAATGTGCATGACCAGCCAACCGAAGCGGAGATTGCACCGGCAGAGAAGCGGCTGCGTGACCGCTACACGGGACTTGTGAGGCTCTATCAGACGACCAGTTCGGCGAGTCCTGCCAAACTCCCCCTGATTCTCAATGAGGAGATGATCGACGCGCTCAACTATGCGCGGTTGAAGACCCCATATAACACTGCACTGACCGAGATGAAGACCTGCGAGACGTGCGGCGAGTCGATCCAGGCTGGGGCGAAGTTCCACAAATCTGAGACACTGGGCGTTATCTGCATCAATCCAAGCGTTGAGGGATGGAAAGCGGCGGTCAACGCGGGCATCAAGTCGCGCGAGGATGTGCCGGAAGAGTTCCGCTGGGCTGGAAGGACTCCCAACCCGCGATAAGAGCTTCGTGCGGGGGATTCTGCGATGAAAGCCTGGTCAGCGGAAGTTTCAGAATCTCCTGCACGTCGAAATGATAGGATGGAACCATGCCGAGCATCGTAGGCAATGACGGGCTGGAAGGCGCACCAAGTTTGCAGTCTATCTGCGACTTATACCGCTCCATCGTCAATGACACTTTCGACGGTGGAGCGGGACAGATCAACACAGACACCGCCCCGTGGATGTTGCCGTTTCTCAACTCTGCCATCCGCGACCTTTACTCTGACTTGCGAATCGTAGGAGACATGCGGGTGATCGTGGACAATGCGATCATCTCTGGGATTCCACCAATTCCAGCAGCCAATCCGACAGTCCAAGTAGCTCTGGCCTATCAGGGTTACTTCAATGGTTCCACTTGGAACAGTTCGTATCTTCTGCCCCCGGATTTGATGTGGCTGATGAAGGTGTGGCAGCGTCCATCGAATGTCGGAGCGACGTTCTTCCCAATGACACCGGCCCCCGCTGGGCTTTCCGGCGTATATCAGGGCTATGGCCTCGGCCAGTACGAGATGCGCGGGAACAATGAACTGTGGTTCAACGGCGCGTTGCTGGCGACTGACATACGCTTGCGCTACATGGCCGCTTACCCTGACATCACGGGCGACGACATAGACTTTAGCAACACTTACGTTCCGATTCAGGACAGCACGAACGCGATAGCTCACAAGATGGTGGCAAACTACGCGCAGCGGCTAAGTCCAGACCAGTATCAGCTTGCCGACAGTCGTCAGGCTGGTTTCACAAAGAAGCTTATTGCTGAATCCGTACTTAACTCTCAAACCAAGCAATTTGCGCGTCAGCCGTTTGGCTCGCAAGATTGCCCATAAGGAGAATCACATGGCACAACCTACTTTCACCCTCGCAAACCGCCCCGCTGGCTACGATCAAACCCAAAAGAAGTTCACCCTCTCCGGCCTACTCGGTTTGGCTGGACTGTACACGACTTCGACGGGCATCCCCATCGACTTCACTTCGATTTACAACGCGTCTGGCACCAAGCTGGTTATCCCCCCGACCTATACCGGCGCAAATGGGCCTGGGCAGTCGGTTCCAGTACCCCCTTCGACGATTCAGCCCACCGCTGGATATTCCACGTTCTTCGACAGCGTAAACAAGTCAATCCGCCTCTGGAATGGCACAACTGAAGTGTCTACGGGGGCAATTCCTGCTGCTCTGCTGGCGACAACCATCGCTATCAACGTGGCCGGGACTGGCTATGCGGCGAACGACACTTTCTCGGTGGCTGGCTCGCCGGGTCTGGTCGGCCAGGTTGTCAGCGTTTCAGCGGGCGTTCCGACTGCCATAACCATTACCGCGCAGGGAGCGGCTGTGGCGGCTACTGCTGCTGTAACCACCAACATCATCGGATCGGGTGCTGGCTTGACGGTGAACATTACCGTTGCGGCAGGCATCCCCGCAACATTCACGTTCCTGCGAGGGTAACTTGCACAATCTCAGTGGCAAGTCTTCCCTCAACCTAACCACGTTTGGTGGACTCGTGACATACGCGGGGCCGGACAGTCTACCGTCCGGCGTCTCGCCGCGTGTGCATGATGTGGACTTCTCTGTTGGAAGTGTTGTATCTCGCAAAGGAACTCGGGGGGTATATTCATCCTCTGGAAACTCGGTCACAGAACCGGGAAGCCATGCAGTAAGCTCGGCATGGTCGAACCCAGCGAATGCCTACAGCACAAGCCTCTACGCTTCAGGTGGGGCGATCTAATGGCCACCATCCTCAGTCCGATGCTTGTTGGTGCGAGTTATGGAATCTATCTCGATGCCGACGGTGGAATATCTGGCGGAGTCCCTGGCGGAGTTTCTGTATCGTATGGTGTATTTTCAGGGACTCTTCCGCCTGGGTTGACAGTAAATGCGTTTGTGGGAGTTCTTACCGGCATCCCGACGACGGCTGGAACATATACATTTGACGTAATGTGTGTCAGTGAAGGAACGGAACTTGGTTGGGAAGAATTTTCGGTCATTGTCTCAGTTCCATCAGGTTCACCTCCTTCAATCACAACTACAAGTCTCCCAAACGGGAGTGTCGGAACTTCCTATAATCAGACGTTGCTGGCAACAGGCGGCATCGCTCCCTATGTATTTCAAGACCTCGCGGGAGGTCTACCGCCTGGAATACTTCTGAATGGGAGCGATGGGGCACTTACTGGCATCCCGACGATGGCTGGGTCTTACACCTTCTCAGTAAAGGTGTTCGACTCTCAACTCCTCAACAGTTCCTCGACTTTTACAATCGTCATATCCAACGGAGTAAATCCCTTATCTCTCACCACATCGAGCCTACCGGATGGAACTGTTGGAGTTTCATACGGAAACATATTGTCAGCGGAGTATGGCGTATCTCCTTATAGTTTCTCTATCAGCGCAGGGACTCTACCGAATGGCCTTACACTCAATTCGATTTCGGGAACGATTACCGGAACACCTAGTAGCCCAGGTACGTTCGATTTTACTGCTACCGTCACCGATTCGGTTTCATCGACTTCATCCGCAAACCTATCGGTTGTAATTTCCTATGCTCCGCCTCCGCCCCCGCCTTCTCCTGGGGGGCAGTCTGTTGGCCCTTTGGATGTGACTGAGTTTGCATTCAATGTGGCACAGCCACCCGCAGGTATTACTGTAAAGTTGAATGGTCTATGCAACACGCCGGGGAACATAACGGCACAACTCATCATCGGTGGTGTTCCGGTTGGTGCGCCAAAGATTGCGACGTGCCCGGTTACATCGTTCGGAGGGCCGCTGGATTTATGGGGTACGACGGGGCCGAACGTCAATGACACGACATTTGGGGTTAGGTTCACGGCAAGCAGCGATTTTGGGTTAGCGGTATTCCAGATCAACAGTGTTGCCATCACGGTTTCGGTTTCCGGGGCATCGGCAAACTTCCAGTACATCAAGAGCTTCCCCGCATCGAATGGGACGCTCTTGACGCTCGCTATCGACGCGGAGGGAGAATGGTGGGTTGAGGACGTTACAAACGCGCCTGGGGTGCTTACGCCGCTGCTGAGTGGCCTTCCTGTGAACGGTTACGCCAAGTCGGTGACGGCGGATGATAGGGAGTATGTCTGCTTCAATGATCTATCGACCGGGAACGACATCCCACGGCAGTATACGGGGCAGTGGATCGACCGCATCACTCAGGTTGGGCCTGGTGCGCCTCCATCGTTTACTCCGCAGGT